GGGCGAGGCATGTGTAAATGGCTTCTAAACTGTTGACTACGACGACAACGGGGTTAATCATATCACAACTTTAATTTAATTTTAATTATTTTTTTATTGGGACATTTGGGGCACTCCGCAGGGACACCCTTACAAACCCCCAGAACTTCACAGCGGGACGCTACAACAACCCTTTTAACCCTTTTAGGGGGCTTTATTATGGGTTGCCATACCGTACGGGGCACATAATCACTCATTTTCTATGCGGGTTAACTCAACCACAAAGAAAATAAGCATTATGAGAGACACCAGGGATAACCCCAGTGCGTCCCCTTTACTAAGGTTTTCTGTCAATAGGTCCGTAGCTATCAAGAATAGACTAAAAGCGCAGGCGCATACGCCAATTGTGTAGAGGTAATATCTCATAATGGCTCTCCCTTCAATAATTTAATGGACCGTATCAATAAATTGTCTAGCCTATTCCCGTCAAAATAGGCGTCACTATCTGGGTCAACTACTATTAAGTGGGCCTCCTCAAGTAACTCTAATAGTATTTGCTGGCCCGCCTGAGTGTTTAAATCGTTTAATTTGCTCATAATATCTCCTTAAATAGTACAGCAGCCGCAGCATGGTGCATCCTCGCACCTACCCCTAGCATTACGATAATAACGCTGGTACGTGCCCGAGTATTGGCTCGGGATATCGATAGTATCTACAGCTGCAGATTTTGACTCTACCAGGACCAGCTTACGAGTACCCGCCCTGTAGTCTATAACGTCGCCTGGTAGGATTGTCTTATTCGTGCGAGTGCAGCGACCCTTAAATTTTGCAATAAATGGCATAATTTCACCTTTAGGAAAGATTAAAAAAGATATCCAATTAGATATCCCCTAGGAGCCTACTAGAAGCCCCTAGGAGCTATTAATTAATGCATTAAGTAAGATACAGGCTTATCGGACCAGCAGAGCCTACAATCTCGGCATTCTCCGCCCTGGTCCGAAGCTTTACAAGCATTACCTAAATCATTCGCTTTAAGGCTTACTAGACTGGTATGTACATTAGAAACAGTTACATTAGCTATCCCCTGTAATGAAGCTGGTATAACCACTTTTTTATCAGGATACATGGCGGACAATCTAACTTTAAGATTATTAGGTATGCTAGCTCTTCCATGTTTGCGAATGTAAGCCTTGATAATGGAATATTCTCTAGTAGGTAACCAGTGCATACAATTGGTTGTTAATAATGCCACCTGTACAATTTTCTCTAAGTGTTCCACCGATTGTAAGTCTCTACTATCATGCCACCTAAAATACTCGTCAAGGCTTATTAGTGCCACCATGCCAGCTATCCAATACTCATTGTCAATAGAATCTAATCTCGAGAATTGTGCGGGCTTAATATTATTTGCATATACTTTATAAAAGCCCTTGTCGGCATAACAATCAGAGCATATTGAACCAGCTATTTTTGACATTTTAAAACCAGTAATACAGGCCTCAGTAGGTAAAGAATAGCTCTTACATGGCATCTTGCTAGTTTGAGTGAGAGTGCCGCAAACAGTTGCTGCAGCCTTTTTGGTCATGTCGACAATTGGAATAATCTTAAACTGAATCATATATTGCACCTTAGGAGAGTGACGATAGCAAGAGCGCTATCCAATAACCCCCATTAGAGGTTATTAGCTAGACTCTTAGCTTACTTGCATGGTTTCCATATATGCTTTTTTGATAGCTTTGACTTCTTCATGGAAATTAGAATCGGTGAGTGCGTCACACAATAGGTCAAAAATATCATCTCCTGACCAGTCGAGCGCCCATGCGATAGCTTGACCTCGCTTGCCCTCAGGTATGCTTTTTAATGCTAGTTTTAGTTCATGTTGTGCGTTCATGATTTATTCTCCTTTAGGTGTAACGATAACCACAGTGAGAACATGGAAGAAGGCCACAATAAAGAAAGTGCCTAAACCGATGCTCTCTTGTACAAAGAAGCCATAAGAAGCAAAAGCAAAGTTGGCAAGCAAAGCCAAAGAAGCAAGAATTCTAAATAGATACATATAAAACCTCTTTTAGGAAAGTTAGTTAAGTTAGGAATTAACACGTAATCTCTTACGTATTAATACATATTGTAAACGAGTATTCGACATTTTTTAAAAATATTTAATTATTTTCAATGTGAAAACCCTAGTAGAATAAAGTATTAAATTGTATTTAAACTGTATTAAGATTACAATATATATAAATATCCTATTGAGACAATACGTGAGATTGTGTCTTCTAATCTATCCATATATAACATTGGACCATTAAGACAATAGGAAAGAGCATTGGTGTATTCCACCCTTTGTTCGCCTTGTTACGCCTATATTCTAGCCCTATACGCCTTCAGTACGCCTTCGGGTATGGTCACAATCATCTTTATGCTATCCGTATTGTTAGTGCGTTTGGTGATGATGGGGACTAGGGGGTGTGATGTACGTGCCCCCCACATAGCCCCCCCCATAAAAAATTTACTATATTAGGCTTTGTTTAGTTATTGTGTTTAGCGGTAGTACGTCTGACGTAGTTCCGTATACGGTTCTGTGAGCTTCTTTATTCCAGATGTTGTAGGTTGTCCACAGGGGTCCTGTATCTACGGCTACTATGGATTTGCAGGATTTAGAGAGTGCGCCTATGTCTGTGACTGACATGTTGAGTTCTAGGGTGCTTTCGCAAGCGCCTGTGGGGAGGGTNGTGATGACGCAGTAGCCCAGGTCTTTATATTTGTTGACTAGTTTTATGAACCACCAGGGTTGGTAGTCTGGGAGTTGTCCTGACATGGGGACGCTGTTAATGACTAGGTAGTCGTAGTGGGGGTATTTTTTCTTGGCTAACTCTGGGTAGTCAAAGAGGAAGGTATCTGGGTTTTGCATGGGGTTGAGTACGTCTAGTTGGTTACTGAGGTATGAGAACCAGTCTAGGTGAAAGGCTACCCAGTTGCGCTTTAGGGGGGAGTGGNNGAAGTATCCGTCTGCATTTATCCAACTGTTAACTGCATCTCCTTTGTGCTGGAGGTCTTGTAGGGTGATGGGTAGGTTCTCGCACAGGGGGAGGAGTTGCGGTAGGTACTCTTGTTTGCAGTAGTGAATACATTCAACATCTGGATTCTCCTGACAAACCTTACGTAAGTAGTTAAGGTGTATGAGCTGGTCTCCCAGGTGGTATTCGTTGTAGGTTTTGATTAACATTGACTGCTCCTTAGATTATGGTATTATTAGATTATAGGTGGAGATGATTATATGGAGATATTAGAGATAGAAAAGGGAACAGTAGTGCCCAACCCCAGAGTGGTGTACGCATATCCTTACGAGGAGATGGAGGTGGGGGACAGTTTTACTGTGCCTGTGGGGGCTAGGGCAAAGGTGTTAAATGCCAACTACAGGGCGGGTAAGCGTTTAGGGTACAAGTTTGCAAGTAAAGCAGAGGGTGAGTTCTTGAGGGTGTGGAGAATATCCTGATGACGGAATTACTGTGGATGACCGAGGATGAGCTTAGAGAGCGTTGCTACATGCTGGTAGAGGCTTTGGTATCGTCTGAGAACTACAGGATAGAGTTAATCAACAACATGGGTAAGGTATTGGCGTATGGATACAACAGAGGATATACAGATGCANCTGTACAACTCAAGATTGAAACTGCGGGCAGAAATGAGGAANGCTATACAGTGCATTAGTCCTGCGAGTAAACGTAAACTGGCAAAGGAGTGGGCAGAGGTTTACTCAGAAGTNTTTTACAAAGAATTAATAAGATGTGCTAAAAGAAAAGACATCGCATATCATTTTGCAAACTGGGATATACAAGAACCATGATAAAAAGAAAACTAACGGCAGCAGTGGTCACAGTCACCAAAGGTAGACCAGAGCTAGACCAGTGTATAGCCTCCGTGCAAGCTCAAACACATCCTGTACAACACTACCTACTGTACGACAACGGTATGCTCCCCAGACTGCTTCTACAGAAGAACCAACATGTCTGTGTCTTTCCAACCCCTATAGCCTATCCTGACAAAGATGGACGTAGATGGTTGGCAGCAGTCCCCCACCTGATAAACGAAGACGTAGTATTCTTCTGTAANGATGATGACTGGTTTGACCACAACCACGTAGCAAGTCTGATGGAGATTATCAACAGAGATAACGACTGGGCATATAGCCTACGCAAGATACACGACAAGGACGGNNANTTCTTGTTCAACGATAGATGTGAAGCCTTGGGTGACCTGCATGAGGACTGGAACAACAAGGGTTGTAACTTTGTAGACTGGTGCATGTGGGGCATGAGGACAGAGAAACTAAANGGAATATCAGCAATACTGGGTATGCCTGGCTTTGGTTCTGATAGAGAGTTCTACNGNGTTGCTAAACAGATGTTCCCCAAATACGGGACAACTAAGAAACATACTTTTAACTTTAGACTTGGTGGTAACCCTGGTAGCGTTACAAAAGAGTTTTTTGAGGCAGGACACAAACACATGCAAGCCAAGTATGGGAATGTTATGCCCTGGGAGGCTTAATGGATTTTGACCTGGCTAAGTTTTACAAGTTCTGTGCGGAGCTGAAGATTGAGACAAAAGAAGAAGGTCTCAAGAAAATGGGTAAGCTCCTGGGAACACAAACGTATGTCATGGAAGAAATAGATAAAGGGTTGAAAGAAGATGTACATTTCTTTGTTATTCTCAAAGGCAGACAACTCGGTATTACCACTGTTTCCCTGGCGCTTGATTTATATTGGCAGTTTACCCACCCAGGTTGGCAGGGCACACTCGTCAGCGACACAGAAGAAAACAGAGACATGTTTAGGTCTACTCTTGGGATGTATATTGACGGTCTCCCCAAAGAATACAAGATTCCACTGGTTGCCCACAATAGAAACCAAATGGTCCTCAAAAACAGGTCAAGAATCTTTTATCAAATTGCTGGTAACAAAGCTCGCTTGGGTCANGGNAANGCTATCACNTACCTACACGCAACTGAAACGGCTTCCTGGGGTAATGATGAGGGTCTAGCCTCCTTGATAGCATCTCTTGCAGAAAAGAATCCCCAACGCCTGTACATCTTTGAATCTACTGCACAGGGCTTTAACATGTTCCACGACATGTACAAGACTGCTAAAAGGGCTAGAACACAGAGAGCCATATTTTGCGGATGGTGGCGTAACGAGTATTATTCTGTAGGACCAGAGACAAAAGAGTACAAAGTCTACTGGGACGGTAAACTCAAACCTGAAGAAAAAGAATGGGTTAGAGAAATCAAGAAGTTATANGGTGTTGAGGTTAATTCCAGGCAGATGGCTTGGTGGCGTTGGAAGATGGCAGAAGGCATCAAAGATGAAACGTTGATGTACCAAGAATTNCCACCTACCGAGGACTATGCCTTTGTTATGACGGGTACAAGTTTCTTTTCTAACAGTAGGTGCACAGATGCAGCAAAACACGCCAAAACCCTTGAGTACGAATGTTATAGATATGCTTTTGGACAACTCTTCCAAGACACAGAGTGCCTACCGTCCTCAGACCGTTTGGCAACGCTACGGATATGGCAACAACCCGTTGATACCGCCTACTACGTTATCGGGGCAGACCCAGCTTACGGCAGCTCAGACTGGGCTGACAGATTTTGCATACAAGTCTATCGAGTCTATGCAGACGGACTTGACCAAGTTGCTGAATTCGCCACATCGGAGCTTAACACTTACCAGTTCGCTTGGGTTATTGCTCACCTTGCTGGAGCATACAAAAATTCGACTCTTAACCTCGAAGTCAACGGGCCAGGACAAGCCGTCATCAACGAACTCAGAAACCTCAAACGCCTAGCCACCGCTATGCAAGGTAGGATGGCAACAGATATGATGGACGTACTCGGTAGTATGCAAAACTACATCTGGAGACGTAACGACACTATGGGTGGACTCTCCAACTCCATAGGCTTCCTGACCACCTCCAGTAGTAAAGAACGTATGCTCTCCTACATGAAAGATTATTTTGAGAGGGGCATGATGGGCATTTTCAGCATGGACTTGCTAGAAGAGATGAAGGGTATAGTCCGTGAAAATGGATTTATAGGTGCACCTGGTCGAGGTAAGGATGACCGTGTGATAGCTGCTGCACTCGCAACCATTGCCTGGGCAGAACAAGTACAACCTAGACTTATAGGGATGCGCCTGTCAAAAGAAATGTCAGTTAAACAAGACACCTACACTCCTGAACAACTGGCGGTAGGCAAGAATGTCAGTAACTATTTAAAGATGATTGGCGTATNNGGAGGGAAAGATGCAACCTCTTGACAAACGAACTCTTAAAAAAGAACTAAAACTATTTNTAGATGACAAGGATAGGGGCATATCTATTAAGAATTTCTGTGAAATAGCGGGTATATCTGACCGTCTGTTCCTCTACATCATTAAAGAAAACAAACTTCCTATGACTGAATCTGTCCAGCGAGGGCTTAACAGAGCCTACATACACTGGAAAGAGGGGCGCTTGCGGGTAATGAAGAAACATACCAANGAGACTTATCCTGATTACAGAAAAGAACCTGCGCCCCCAGTAATACCAATGAACAAGTTGGTGTTTACTAACGGGGGGTTTAAAGTNCAAAGCAAGCCTCTAAATAGGCATGATTACGCAAATTTCGACAATATTCTGTTAAAAACTTAGAAAGAGGGGGTAATATGGGCGTTCTTAAAGACTATATGTGTACAGAGCATGGTGTATTTGAATCTAGGGAGGCTAAATGCCCCATAAAGTTCTGTCAGGGGGATTTATCTGTGATATTTCTGCAACCAGTGGGTATAAAGTCAGAAAACACTAAGAAAAACGATAAAAACCTTAAACAACTGGCTTTAGAGTTTGATATGACCGATATTAAGTCTACAAAGGCGGGTGAACATCAAACTGGGTACTTAAAACGTAAAAATAAGCTCTCTGACAAGGCTTTTGATGAAGCGGGCGCTGCTATGGCCCAACATCAGAAGAGACAGGAGGAGGAAATGATTAAACAACGTTTGGGTGGCGTGAATTGGGGTAATGGTGGTAATATCAACCTCAAATCCGTCATGGGTGGGCAGTTTAAACCCGTTGCTGACGAAGCTGTTAGCGTTTTACCCAAAAGTGTAGGACAATTTGTACCACCAAGACCTGGTGCAGGGACTCAGGTTGACCATGAGGGACTTAAGATTAATTCAAGTTCGGAGTAACAATGAAGATACCAAAAGGGATGCTAGATAGAGACGAGTTCTTTAATGACCTCATCTATAAATGCGAAGTGTCTCTCAACTCCAGAAAGGTTGACTATGCCTCACTGCGTAATTGGTACTTGTTTGGAAACGGTCCTGATGAAGCTCCTGCTCTTTACAACAAAATCTTCCCCCACCTAGACCAGGTTACTTCTTTCCTCTACTCTGCTGAGACCACACGTTTTTCAATAAACTTGGGCGCTTCAGTACCAGAAAACGAACACACAAAAATACCAACCCTTACAAAAGCGCTAAACAACGAGTGGTTAAATAGCAACGCTGACCAAGTATTTTCTACTGCAACCACCTGGGCACTTGTCTACGGAACAACGTATGTCAAGCTCATTATGAACAACGGTATTCACCCGTACATGGTTGAACCTGGTACGGTGGGTGTGTTACGTGAGGACATAACGTACACAGACAGGCAAGAAGCCATCATTCATAAATACTACATCACCAAGTCTGAGTTGTATGCACGGCTGTACAAGCATCCCAACAGAGAGAAGATACTTCACAAAATAAATTCTATGCCTCACGAGAGGACCGAGATAGCCAACGGTCTAGAGCGCATTATTATTTCCCAGTCCAACCCAACCATATACGGTAACGTTAACTTAGACCTTGCAGGTGGCAATCGCTACAAAGCAGAAGTCTCAGAAGATACGGTTGAGATGACTGAACTGTGGTGTTGGAATGACGAGATTGCAGACTACACGGTCGTTACAAAAGCAGACCCAGACGTAATTATTTACGAGCGCTCTGGGGAAGAAATGTTTATCAAGGGTGAACTCCCGTTCATCCAGATATGTCCTAACCCACTCTATGATTACTACTGGGGTGGTAGTGAAGTACAACGGTTAATCTACTTGCAGCAGTTGCGTAACAGGCGCATGACTGAAATCCTGGACCTGTTATCCAAGCAAGTTTCACCTCCAACCGCCCTAATAGGATTTACGGGAATCTTGGACGAAAAGAATTTCGCTTTGAACCGAGCTGGAGGTCTTTTATCTACCGACATGCCTAACGCTAAAGTAGAGAAGTTAGCGCCCACTATGCCACCAGACCTCTTTACTGAACTGCGTGAGGTAGATGCTATGTTTGAAGAAGCATCAGGAGTGGGTAACGTTCTACAGGGTAAGGGTGAGGCGGGTGTACGTTCTGCTGGACACGCAAGTCAACTGGCTAGATTGGGTTCATCCAGAGTTAAAAAGCGGGCGCTTATCATTGAAGACTCATTAGAAAAGTTAGCAACCTTGTACTTAAAGGCTATGCAACTTTATGATGATACGCACTTCAAAGACACGCACGGTGTACCTTTCATTGCGGAACAATTTACAAAAGAATTTACGGTTAAGGTGGACGGTCACTCTAACTCGCCCATCTTTACTGAAGACACAAGGACGCTTGCGTTTAACCTTCTTAAAGCAGGGGTTATTGACAAAAAATCATTACTTGATTTAATAGAGCCACCAATGAAAGAGGAGTTGATAGAACGGTTGAAGAAAATGGAGGAAAAACAAGCCTCACAACCGCAACAACCTCCTAGCAAAGAACACGGTAAACCTGACCTGAAGAAAGTTGGATAATGGCAACAACAAATGTAGGTGGAGCAAGAGTTAGCCCCAAGGCAGACCAGCCACGGGTAAGCACGGACACCCTGCGTAAACAAACTTCTGGACCAGGCTTGACACAGAGAACAACGGGTGTTAAAAACGCAACTGGCGGTAGAACGCAACGCAACTACGCCAGAACTTAATTAAGGATAACACCATGATGCACAGATACGGCAAAAGAGGTCGCAAGACCAGACGGTAATTCTTGAAAGAGGATAGGGTATGGTTTCTCCCCTTAATGAGAAATTGTTTGTTTAAGGAGCTTCCCATGAAACGTGGTTCACGCAAACACAAGCGTAAGTAATTATGCCGACATTGGCAGTATGTCGTAAAATACTGCCACCCTATTGACAATTAGTTTGTAAGTGGTTACAAACTAGGCAAGGAGTAAATATGAGTGTTCCGTCAGATAAGTTAATGGAGTTAATGAAAGGCAGTCGTTCTGCTGGTACGCCTATGCCTGGCGCACCTGACGCACCCCCTCCAGGCGCTAACATGTCTGATGCTGAAGTACCTCCTATGGGTTCTCCAATGTCTACCCCTGAACCTAAGATGGGTTCTAAGGAGGCAGCAAAAATTAATTTAGGTATGGCTCAAGACTTACTAGAGCAATCCTTACCTGCACTAGGTTCTGATTCTGAAGAAGGCAAAGCAGCCTTGGCAGCTATCGGAGCAATCAATAAAATTCTTGGTGCAAGAAAAAACAAAACAAACGAATTACAACAGTCAGAAATCCTACAGATGTTGCAGACATTACCGCAAGCAGGTGGTGGCACTCCAGAAGGAAAAGCAATGGCTGGTTCACCTATACCTGGTATGTCACCTCCTGGTGGTATGCCTCCTCCACCTCCAATGCCTGGCGGTGGTATGCCTCCCCCTCCTGGTGGTATGCCAGGGCTTCCCCCACCCCCAATGTAAGGAAAAATCATGGATTTATTTAAACCAAGAGGTAATTCTCAACCCCGTAGACCTACAGACAACAACCAAAAAAATGGCGTAGTGGTTAACACTCCACGTTATTCTCAGTTTGGTGGTTTGTCAGGTGCTGCTAAAGCTGCCTTTGGTGGCATGAGAGTTGAGAAACCAGCAGACGGTAAAAAAGTTATATAACAACGGTAAGAGGGTAACAAAATGTCTTTAGAAAATCTTTCACTTGAAGCACGAGATGAGTTAGCTAGTCTGGCTCAAACGCTTGCTGAAAATCCAGACACTCGCAAGGATTTCTTGCGGATGACTAAAAAAATTAAGCCTGGGATGCCTATTCCTGAGTTGGATATTGAGGAGCACACCAACAGAGCCATTAGTGCATCTGATGCAAGAGTGCAAGCCTTGGAATCTAAGCTCAGAGAAAGAGATGCTCAGTCTGAATTAGAAAAGCGTAGAAACAATCTTATTACTAACAAAAATGTTAGAAAAGAAGATATACCAGAAATTGAGAAACTTATGCTCGAAAAGCAGATTCCAAGTCACGACACTGCTGCCGAGTATTTTGAATACATGAGACAGGCTGCAAAGCCTACTCCTAGCGGGTTCAATCCTTCCGCAGTTCGCCAGTTCGACCTTGGCAAATTCTGGAAAGACCCAAGAGGGGCAGCGCAGCAAGAGGCGGTAAAGGCTTTCGCAGACTTGCGTAAACCACAACGCCCAATCGGTTTGTAAAAGAGGGTGTAACTTGTCAGGGCAGAGATGCCCATCTTTAAGGAGCTAATATGGCTATAGGTGGTGGAATTCTGCCCCAGACAGGTAG